CTATGACCCACAAAATACAAGCTATGGTAGTTTTGGTGCTATCCAACAACCTATGGGTGGATTCCAAAACATTGGTTCATTACTTGGGATGGGTTAAAAATGAACGGCTTATATGCAAATATCGCTGCAAAGAAGAAGCGTATCGAGGCTCAAAAGGCTGCGGGGAAAACCCCAGAGCGTATGCGTAAGGTAGGCTCAAAAGGCGCACCTACCGCATCTGCGTTTAAGCAAGCAGCTAAGACTGCTAAAAAGAAATGATTAAGCGTGGTTCTGAGCAGTTTTCTGGCTACAACAAGCCTAAAGCTACTCCTAACCATCCAACCAAGTCTCACGCTGTTTTGGCTAAGTCTGGTGAGGATGTAAAGCTAATCCGCTTTGGTCAACAAGGGGCTAAAGGCTCACCTGATGGCACGAAGCGTAACGAAGCGTTCAAGGCTCGTCACGCTGAGAACATTGCCAAGGGTAAGATGAGTGCAGCGTATTGGGCTAACAAAGTTAAATGGTGAAATTATGAAAACTCCTAAGATGAACAAAACTGGCAAGGCTAAGATGGCTACTGTTATGAAAGAGTTTGGCAAGGGTGAACTTCACTCTGGCAAAGGCGGTAAAGTAGTTAAGAATCCCAAGCAAGCGGTTGCGATTGGAATTGCAGAAGCTGCTAAGAAAATGGGCAGGATGAAATAAAACCTTGGCTAGTGGTATAAACTAGCCTTTTAACTTCACCAACCCGAAAGGGAGTGATACAACATGACACAAAATCGTAAATTAGAATGGCGTTCAGTATCTACATTGATTCCATACGCTAGGAATTCACGCACACATTCTGATGAACAGATTGCTCAGATAGCAGCAAGCATTAAAGAGTTTGGGTGGACTAACCCAATTCTTATTGATGGCGACAACGGCATCATTGCAGGTCATGGCAGACTTTCTGCTGCTCGTAAGCTAGGACATGAGGAAGTTCCAGTTATAGAGTTAAAAGACCTAACCGAAACCCAACGCAAGGCATACATCATTGCCGACAACCGCCTAGCCCTAAACGCAGGGTGGGACAATGAAATGCTGACCATCGAGTTAAACGAATTACTAGCTGACAACTTTGCTTTAGACATATTAGGGTTTGACCCTAAAGAGTTAGCTGCACTTCTTGAGCCAGATGTGGTGGAAGGTCTGACAGACGAGGATGCTGTTCCCGATATTCCTGATGAGCCAAAGACCAAACTAGGCGACATTTACCAATTAGGCAACCATCGATTGATGTGCGGTGACTCCACAAGCATTGACGCTGTGGATAAGTTGATGCCTGAGACAGCTAACATGATTTTTACTGACCCACCTTATTTGATGGACTTTACTGGTGGGATTCATGGCGATGGCTCTAAATCATTCAATGCTAAACATGGCAGCATTAAAAACGACAAAATGTCTGATAAAGAAGGCGATGACTTTTTGGACGCTATTAACAGCGTTATTACATCTAAAGTAGATGGTGCTTTTTACATAACATTTTATCGTTTAGGTATAAACAAATACTTTGCCAGTATGGAAAGAACAGGACTTAAATGCCGTTCTTTGGTAATTTGGGACAAGGGAAACCATACTTTAAGCAATAGCGATTACATGAGTATGTATGAGCCTATGTTTTATGGGTGGGTAAACAACCACAAGTTTTATGGTGGGAAAAATGGAATGGACATTTGGCGTATTAAAAGAACTGCCAAGAATGACTTACACCCAACCATGAAGCCTGTCGAACTTGTCGAAAAAGCAGTTTTAGATGGTAGTGCTATAAATGGAATTGTTTTAGATTTGTTTGGTGGTAGCGGTACAACTATTGTTGCTTGCGAGAAACATAACCGACATTCCCGAATAATGGAATTAGACCCAAAGTATTGCGATGTCATAGTAAAGCGATGGGAAGACTTTACTGGTAAAAAAGCTATGTTAGTAAACGCTAACGAAGAACTTTCGGAGATATAAAATGCAACAGGGTAAAAAATATGAGCCTACTGATGAGAACAAGAAGCTAGTAAAGACTCTGGCTGCTGTTGGCATTACCTTTGAAGACATAGCTACCAAGCTAGAGATTAGTTCCGATACGCTAGTAAAGTATTACAAAAAGGAACTGGACGATGGTCGCATCGATGCTAACGCTAGTATTGGGCAGACCTTGTTTCAGCAAGCAAAGAATGGCAATACTGCTGCTGCTATCTTTTGGTTAAAGACTAGGGCTAGATGGAAAGAAACCCATGCTGTTGAGCATAGTGGGCCAGAAGGTTCTGAACTGGTCATTAAATGGCAGAGTTAATAATTCCTTATAAACCTAGGGAACACCAGTTAAGGGTGCATCAATTATTAGAAGGCAAACGCTTTGCGGTAGTGGTTGCTCATAGGCGGTTCGGTAAGACTGTTGCTGCCCTAAACCACATCATTCGTGAATCGTTGCTTAACCAAAAAGAAGCCCCAAGGTACGCCTATATAGCCCCGACCTACGGACAAGCCAAGCGAGTGGCGTGGGACTACCTTGTTAAGTATGCAGAGCCGTTAGGTGGGACAACGAACATATCTGAATTAAGGGTGGACTTTTGGGGTAGGCGCATCCAGTTGTACGGCTCTGACAATCCCGATTCACTTCGTGGTCAGTATTTTGATGGGGTAATCCTAGACGAGATTGGCGACCAAAACCCTAAGATTTGGACAGATATATGCAGACCTGCCTTGGTTGACAGACGGGGCTGGTGTCTTTTCATCGGCACACCTAAAGGACATAACCATTTTAAAGAACTTAGGGATAGGGCTGAGAAAGAGGATGGATGGGGTTTGCTAGAGTTCAAAGCCTCAGAGACAGGGGTAGTGGATGAGGTAGAACTAAAGGCTGCTCGTAATGAGATGGGTGAGGATAAGTACCGCCAAGAGTTTGAGTGTAGCTTTGATGCTGCTGTAGAAGGCTCTTACTATGGTCAAATCCTCAATGAACTGGAAGACAAGAAGCATATGCAAGAGATTCCCAGAGAGGAACTGAGCAGAACTTTTACTGCTTGGGACTTGGGAATGGGTGACTCTACGTCTATCTGGGTGGCTCAGTTAGTGGGTACTGAGGTGCGCCTAATCGACTATTACGAGAATCACGGAGTTGGACTAGACCACTACGTTAAGTGGATTAAAGATAATGACTATCTCAAATCAGAGCATATTCTGCCCCATGACGTGAGGGTCAGGGAACTTGGGACAGGTAAGAGTAGGCTAGAGATGCTTGAGGACGCTGGACTAGAAGTCAAGATTAGTCCCAGAATGGGATTAGATGATGGCATCCAAGCGGTAAGACGATTACTGCCAAGGTGCTGGTTTAATGTCCCACAAGTACAGAATGGCTTGAACTGCCTGAGAAACTACCGCAGAGACTACGATGAGAAGCGTAAGATATTTTATGAAAGACCACTACATGATTGGTCTTCTCACGGCTCTGACTCTTTCCGCTACTTAGCCCTTGGATTGGATGAAGGTCATTCAACGTGGTCTAAGCCGATTAACCAAACTCCGAAATGGATTGTCTGATGTACATTGAGAAACAGGGTGTAAATCTAGCACCTAAAGTAAAAGAACTTGAAATGCGTCTTGAAATGTTGGAAAATGTGGTAAAAGCATTACAATTGGATAAACCCAGAATGGGACGCCCTCCAAAGGACAAGCATGGCACAGAACGAGTTAATGTCGATAATCCAAGCAGAGATTGACGATGCAATTGGATTTATTGAAAGCGAAACTGTTGAACAACGCAAACAGGCTCTGGAGGCTTATCTACGACAGCCATATGGTAATGAAGTTGAGGGTAAGTCTCAAATCGTTACTGGAGAAGTGGCAGAAGCGATAGATGGTGCGCTACCTAGCTTAATCCGCATCTTTACAGGCTCAGATGATATTGTAGTTTTTGAGCCTCAAGGCCCGAAAGACGAAGCATCCGCAAAACAAGCGACACAGTATTGCAACTGGGTTTTTAGCCGTGATAACGCTGGTGTAGCTATTCTGCATGATTGGTTCAAAGATGCCTTGATGCAGAAGAATGGCATCGTTAAAGCATATTGGGAAAACAAAGAAGACATTACAAAAGAGCGTTACTTTGACTTGTCTGATGACGAGTTAGCAATGTTGATGAGTGATGAGACAATGGAGATTGTCGAGCAAGATACGACAGAATTTCCAATTATTGACCCAATGGGTCAGCCAGTTATAGACCCAATGGGTATGCCTGTGATGAGTGCTACACACAATGTTGTGGTGCAACAAAAGAAAAAATCAGGCAAAGTAACGATTGAGAATGTTCCTCCAGAGGAGTTCTTGATTAGCAAGAAAGCTAGAACTATTGCTGATTCACCTTTCGTAGCCCACAGGCAGATGTTGACTCGTAGTGACTTGGTTGCTATGGGTTTCAATAAGAAACAGGTAGAGAGTTTGCAGATGGGTGATGCTTTGGCATACACACCAGAACGCGTGGCTCGTTACGCAGCAGGTGAGCAACCTTACCAAACGCAGACTGATGACCCATCAATGCAAGAGATTGAGGTCTTTGAGTGTTATATCAAAACTGATATAGATGGAAAGGGCATTGCTGCTCTAACTCAAGTCTTTTACGCTTCAAACGAGATTCTGCAAGATGAAGGTGGTAAGGAGATGGTTGAGGAAGTGGACTATGTTCCTTTCCACTCAATCTGTCCTATCCCAATTCCACACAAGTTCTTTGGTAACTCATTAGCTGATAGAACAGTTGACCTACAGTTAATCAAAACTACTATCACTCGTCAGATGTTGGATAATTTATATCTGACAAACAATGCACGAGTTGTTGCGGTGGAAGGTCAAGTAAACCTTGATGACTTGCTGACTTCTACTGC